ACATTACACGCCCACTTGAAATCCGTGTAGGTCGATTGCTTGTTCGTATTCGAATATCTACGAATAACAAGCAAGTTAGCCCAGGGATATTTCAAGAGACGGATGACATAGTTCAAAGCAGTCGTCTTTGACTTCTTCGAACCACGGGACCCTTTAACAACTCGATAAAGATTTCTCGAGCGCCAGAATTGACCATATCCACCACCTACCGTCTTAGGTAAATCAACGACAATATCGTTCTGTTTAATCTGGTATGTCTGACTCATTCGCAAACACCACCGTTCCAGAGACATCAGCCTCGACTTTATCCGTCCAAAGCCTATGTCGTTTTCCTAAAAGTTCAGCAGCTTTTATCCTATCCTTGGCCCCTACGTCGATATCAATAACTTGTTGACCAAGTTCACCGATACTACATAGAGTCTGTTCTTGAGTCTCCCCTCGCATGACTGAAGTGAGATAACCAAGAACCTCTTGTTGATCTGCAATCTTTTCAGAATCAAGCTGTTTCAGTCGTTCATCTATATATGTTTTAATCTTAGGATTCTTTAGTAACTTATGTCCTTCGACACCCGCTACCCTATCACTAGAAGCGCGATAACCCGCTTTCTTATAAGCTTCCGTTGCATTACCTGAGATGATGTACTCATCTGCAAACTTCTTTTGTTTTATCGTTAAATCATTCAATTTTCCATCACCTCCATTTTTTACAAAACAAAAAGCCACACAATGTGTGACTTGATGCAAGACCTCTCACAGACTTTGCAGGAATCGAACCTACGATAACAGTTTTGGAGACTGTTGTGTTACCGCTACACTAAAAGTCTAAAATAACGACATCAGAGACCAAACTCAAAAAGACTAAGAGGAAATCACTGGCCTGTCCCTGATACCGTTACAAAAAAATTATTAAAGGAGCCATCAGTTCGTTTTACCGTACTTGCTGACAATACAATAATATCACTTTAAAAGTTCACTTTAGTTCACTTTGTTCACATTTTTTAGATAAATTCTCAAAAGCTGACTTTCTGATTTTTTGAATAGCTCCTCGGCTATATTTTAGCTTAGCTTCGACTTCATTCCACGTCATCCCATCGATGTAAAATAACCGCATCACGATATTTTCTACCGGATCGTTTAGCGATTCGATTGCTTGAATCAACTCATCACGCTCTTTATATAAAACTTGAATTTCTTGATAGAGCTGTTCTGTTTTATCAATAATCAGAATATTCAATTCTTCTGATTGATTTTTATCACTCTTCGATTTTGGCATATTATCGAACTGCTGCCCTCTCAAGATACCTGACTTCAAGCTGATAATTTCCTGATGCTTTGACTTCGCTTTGATATCAATGTACTGTAATGCTTTCAATCGTTGCTTGATATTTATCGTCATTCATCCTCCTCGATTTCAATTCCTTCGCAATCGAACACCCAGCCAAAGCCAGCATCTTCTAGTTCTTTGCGGGTGTGTTTGGTTCTATACCCACTGACTTCGTTTTCTGATGCAAAAAAATATTCTTTGGATAATAAAGCTTTATTAAGATAGCGACCATATCCATTAATTCCTTTCACCCTAACCGTATACTTCGGTTCTTTTTCGACCTCGTGGCCGTCAAGCCATGCTCGAGCGAAGAGATCATAATTTTCTTGATCGAGAAACCACAAACGCATTTTCTCTCCTCCGTTGTTAAGAGCGTTACGGAGATTACGTTTTTCTTGTTTTGATCTTTTAATCCAATCTGCAACAAACTGCGGGATTGTGACTTTCTGCGGTTCGTCTAGTTGTTCAATTGATTCCAACATCCAATTTCTATTAATTGTGATTGTGTCTGCGATAGGCCCCTCTTTATAAGGCAAAGCCTCGATACGTTTAATCAATTCCTGCTTATTCATCTTCCAACTCCTTTAACTGCGCTTTCATTTTCTTCAATTTTTTCTTCAAAAATTCACGATGAGCAGTACGACTTTGTGCCACTCGCCTATCGCATGGCTTCGAATACTCCTCGATTTCCTGCTCCGTCTGCTCGATTGACCGCTTCAACCCGTCAATCATTATTTGCTTGTTGTATTTCATGGTTTAACCTATCTACCTCTACCTCTATCCTCGGATTTAAGCTATAAAACTTGCCTACGTCATGCAGAGCTATCTGACCGTCATCTTTAAAGACAATCTCTGACATACTGTCATATAGAGCTTTTTCGTAGTTGTCAATGTCAGGCTTTTTGCCTACTGGTATGATTTCGTCCAGGAGGGCCTGTTGATTCTTCTTGACCTTGGAAATGTACTGAGGAGGTTTGATATAAAATCTAACCTTTGCCCTCAGTGCTCCCTCAAGAATAGGCTGCCCCATGTACTGATTAGCAATCAGCAACTGGCAATGATTGCGCCAGGATTTCATGTCCTTGTCTTCGTAAGTCGTGGTAAAATTCCCACGCCTTGCAAACCTTGGCCGTGATTGAGGTTTAGGCTCAGTGTTCAGGATCAATTTCATCTTAACTAAGCTCCCCTCTCAATCCACATAGATCAAAAAGATTTTGTTTGTTATCCTCAATGTATTCAAAGAATATTTGTAACTCGGCTAATTTTCTTTTCTCTTTCTTTACTCCTAGACTTGTATGGTATTCTACGTCCTCCTCAGGTTTAGCCTTAATATCTAGCCAGTAAAGAGGTTCAAAAACGTCCCCATTTTCATCTAAAGACGGCTCTGCGTCCTGGTTTCTAAAAACCATCTTCATATCATAGCCAATCATATTCTCAATTTTGATTTCTTTATTTTCAATCTCGATTACGATTGATGTTTTTGGGACATTGATTTTAGTTATCATGTTGTTTCTCCTGTAAAAATTCATTGTAAATATTGATACATTCCATACATCAGCCAAGGAATTTTTTTCTTAGTCCCATCTGCCATGTAAAGAATAGCCTCGTCATAATATCGGTGTTTCTTTAATTGCTCAGCCACAGCGCTGTCAACTTCCACATTTTGATAAGTTTCATCAACACCACTCCAGCGCTTGCCGCAACAAGGGCAATAAGTTGTGTATTCTGATTTCTTATCAATGATTTCATCAAATTTAATGTCTGCTTGTGCCTCGTTTTCGGCTTCTATGATGACATGTGCTGAAACATTCTCATCTTCTACAAAATATCCTCCAGAATTATTTTGTCTATAAACATAAAAAGTCATGCTAATTATACTCCTTGATTTTTTGGTTAAAAAAGTGTAGTTTGCAAAGGGTACACATCTTCAAATGGCACCCCAAGCCTTAGACAGTCTCGCTTGATGTCCATTGTAGAAATGACGTACTTGACGCCATTATTTTTCTTGTCGTAGTGTGGAAAAGTGTATCCATCATTTTCAATTTTGGTCTTGATGTCCGTTTTGGTTTCAGGTTCCCAGTCCACCCAATCCGCCCACTCCATGCTGGTCCTCCTCAAACTTTACAAACGTTAGCCAGTGTGTTGTGCCTCTTTGCTGACCAAATAAGGGCTTGAATGGTATCACCTCTAGTAATTTCTTTACATTTATCTGACAATCAGACCATTTAAAAACTAGTGTGCCTCCAATTTTTAGAACTCTCATGCATTCTTCAAAACCTTTGGCCAAATCTTCCGACCAGGTAACTTTATCCAGCTGACCATACTGAGCTTTCATGATTGAGTTTTTACCTGCCCATTTTAAATGAGGTGGGTCAAAAACAACTAGATTAAATGTGTTGTCTTCAAAAGGCATGTCACGAAAATCACCAATAACATCAAGATTGACATTAACCTTTTTGTCATGTATCTCAAATGTTTCTTGCCTAATATCCATGAAAGTTGTATGACTCTCATTTTTATCAAACCAAAACATGCGACTACCACAGCAAGCGTCAAGAATTTTAATTTTTGACATAGATACCTCCTAAAACGGCAAGCCGTCATCTGGGAGGTCAAAGGGGTTAGGGTCCGCAAATGGTGAGCTATTTCCACTTTGGAAACTGTTGCCTTGCCCTTGTCCGTGCTGACTGTTGCGACTCTCTAGCAGAGCTACACTCTCAGCGACTACCTCGGTCACATATCGACGCTGACCGTTTTTCTCGTAAGACCTGACTTGTATGCGTCCAATGATCCCAATAAGTGAGCCCTTGCTGCAATACTGAGCAATGATGTCAGCTGTACCTCTCCACGCTTGAAAATTGATAAAATCAGCCTCACGGTCTCCATTTTCATTCTTGAAATTGCGATTGACTGCAAGTGTGCCCTGCAAGCTAGATACATTGTTAGGCGTTTTTCGTAGATCAGGAGGCGCTACAAGCCTCCCAAC